CGGTATCGGCGTAAGCAGTAATATCTTGGGATGTGCTACCAAGCAAAGAGCCGATTGTGCCGAAATAACCTGCGGCAACTCCACCCGTTCTGATAGCAAGATTGCTTCCCCAAGCATTTGCGTTGGTATTGTCAAGGATTAGTGCAGTCGTAGTAGCCGTTGATGTAATTCGGGCCGCACTGTTTGCTGTTGCCGCGACAGTAAGTCTTTCTCCCGGCGTAGCCGTACCAATACCCAACCGGTCGTTGGTGTTGTCCCAGAACAGGTTAGCGTTGTCCTGCGTGTATACGCCAGAAGCGCCAGCAAACACGACGGAGCCAGCGGTGAAGGCAGTGGCTGTTCCTGTGCCGCCGTTAGCTACGCCAAGCGTGCCTGCAAGCGTGACTACACCAGTTGTCGCTGTGGAAGGCGTGAAGCCTGTCGTGCCGCCGCTGAACGAAGTAACGCCAATCCCAGTGAGGGTGGCCCATGATGGAGCTGCGCCAGTGTTGCCCACCAGAACCTGCCCGGTTGTGCCGACGGCGGTTGCCGCAATAGCCGAAGTTCCGGCGCCATATAGAACGCCGTTTGCGGTGAGTGTCGATGCACCAGTACCGCCGCGAGCAACAGAGAGCTGGCCAGACCATCCCAGAGTCAGAGATGTTGCCGCGAGAAGCGCGCTCGCAGGCGTGCCGCCAAGCGTCAAAGTGACGTTCGTATCATCCGTCTTGGTGAGCGCTGCACCGCCGCTGATGTCGGTCGCAGGAATTGTTGCAGATGCGGTGAGTGCGGACGTGCCACTACCCTTGACGTATCCGGTGAGCGTCGTCGCGCCCGTGCCACCGTTTGCCACAACAAGCGTTCCGGCCAGTGTGATCGCACCAGAGGTCGCGGATGATGGCGTGAGTCCAGTCGTACCAGCGCTGAAGGTTGTTACGCCGATACCTGACAGAGTGGCCCACGATGGAGCTGAGCCCGTGTTACCGACTAGAACCTGCCCCGTCGTGCCCGCTGCAGTCACGCTCAGCGACGATGTTCCAGCTCCGTATACCAAACCATTGGCCGTGAACGTAGCCACGCCTGTGCCGCCCTGAGCTACGGAGAGAGGTGTCGTGAGGCCGGATAGGCTAGTGATGTCGCTGTTGGCACCGCTCTTGGCTGCGATGATCGCGTTTCGTGCAGTCGCCTCATCGACAGCAATGAAGAGCGCGTTACCGATTGATGTTGCGCCGAGGTTTGTGCGGGCTTGAGATGCGTTTGTCGCGCCAGTTCCGCCCTGCGACACGAGAATCGGAATTGAAATACCGCCAGTGTCAGCCGTAACGACATCAGTTCCGTTGCAATATAGGATTGCTCGCGCATCGCGGGGAACGACAACACCTGTGCCTGCGGATGTTTTAACCGTAAGCGTGTATGATCCTCCGGTCGTAAAGTTACCAACCCAGTATTGCTGGATGGTGGCCGGCACGATGATTTCCATATTCGCGGTAAGCGTGCCGCTGAACTGATATGCAATGCGGTTCAGGTTAGAGCCTGCCAGCGTATAGGGCGATGACTGGCTAGTAAGGTCAATCGAAACGTAATCGAACAGAAACTCTGGAGCCTGACCGAAGCCGATTGTGAAGTAACCCGTACCATCGCAGACGATGATCGCGCTGTCGCCGGGATTGAAATCGACGGTTGCAGTGCCGTTGATCAGTTCTCCACCAGTCGTCGCAAGCGAAATTGCACCAGTGCCGCCGTTGCGGATGTGGAAAAACCAATCATTCCCGACGGTAGATGCTGCAGGCAGAGTGATGGTTCCCGCGCCGCCAGTCCACAGAAAGGCAGCAGAACGGTCGGCAGCGCCAGCCGTATAATTAACAGAAAGCGACGTGACCGCCATCGACTGATTGAGTGTGGTGTTGATCGCCTTGATGCCAGCGCCGACAAGCGATCCAGCGGTAGCAGATGACGTGCCCGCGCCGAACTGCGTTGTGCGCCATGTTCCAGCCACAGTCGTGTTCGTCGTCAGATAAACCTGATAGGCTAGGCCCGGCGTGATCGTGACAATGGTATTGCCAGCGTTATCTGCAACCGTGAAGTTAAACGAACCAGCATTGAAAAACAGGGCTGTCTCACCGGGGCTTGCTTCATTGGCAGGCGGCATAGTGATAGTGAAGCCACTCGCACTGGGCGTAACATCCATGATCTGGGCAACGACATTGCCGCTGGTTGCGACTTCAAGCGGCCAAGAAAGCTCCTGATTCGCAGACAGGCTGATAGCCCGATAGCTGACATCGGACGGATAAATGGTCGTGCCGCCAAATGTTTCAGTAAACGCCATATCAATCTTCCCTGCGAATTATGCCACGATCAGAAATTTGGCGAATGTCTTCGCCGTTGAGAGCCGCGACAGCACGATTATAGAATCCTTCCCAAGTTGCAATACGTTCGTCGTTTTTCAGGAACGGAGTTGCCTCAAGAAGAGCTGCGTAGAGTAACGCATTTGGCGCGTACTCAGTAAACCAGTTGGTCTGATTTGAATCATCGAGCAGTGGCGGAATCTCGTAATACAAAATCTCCATCGGCAGCGCGCTGGATGGTGTAGGAGCAATCAGCCAATGCGAATAGTCATAGTCGGCGTAAAAGCGTGGCGTTCCTGTTGTCGTTGGATTCGGCCAATAGCTCCGGATATATTCATAGGCGCGGGGATAGACTTCACTGCGGGTGTTATTGCCCGTCCCCGTGCCAACGAAAATACTGACGGTTTCGCGCCAGCGGTCCGGTTTATCATATACCGACTGCCCTGCGATGAGGGCGGTAGTGACGACGTTAACAGTCCCTTGGATCTTCAGCTCACGCGCAAGACGACGCTCAGCCATGCCGATAAGCGTCGGGAGCATTTCGTAAACAGTGGGGTCAGTCGCCAGCGTAGCTCCGCGCTCAAGGTAGGCCCTGAGGTCGTTGAGCAAACTGTTATACGTCATCGCGGTTGGCATGGGATAGCCTTACATCAATTCAGTGACGGCTGCAATCAAAGCTGTAATAGCAGCAATTGCGACTGCCAGCTTACCCTTGGCGTTCATCAATTTAGCCATCAGCGTCAGTTTTGGAGCATCTTCCATAGGCAGGATTTTGCCAACAGTTTTGTTGACGATTGCCTTCTCGGCCTCCTTACGGATAAGTTTCTTCAGATTAACCATAGTCATTCTCCTTACAACCAAGCAGCATATTTCTTGGTTTTCTGTTTGCGGTCATCAAGGCCATGTGTGCCCCCGTTGATCCGCTTCGTCAGTGCGAGGATCGCAGCGTCGTTGATGCCCTGATCGCAGATGGACCACAGCTTGTTTGCGTCAAAGAACCACAAGGCGCTTTCGAAGCCCAGTTCAGTAGCCACGAGATCTGGATTGTCCAAAATTTCCTGTTCACGACCAATGTACTTGCCGAATGCGCGGTAGTTGTTTTTCCCGGTGAGTTGGAGCGGGCCTCGGCCTTTGTATGCGAAACCTTCGCCTGACGCTTCGTCGCCATTGCCCATGCGGTTGGCATAGACACGGTTGGCGATCTTGGCTGGCTGACGCTCGTAGGCACGGGCCATTGCGTCAGTCGGGAAATACTTTCCAAAGATTCCGCGCAGCCCTTTGGCTCCGTAGTTGAGGTTCTCGCTGAACGCTTTGAAGTTGCCCGACTCATGCGCGCACTGAGCAAAGAAATGTGCAGCCCGATTAGGTGATAGTTTATAGTAAGCCGCAGCCGCCTTAAGTGTACCCGGACCGAACGCACCATCTGCCGTTACCCCAATCTTCTTCTGAAGTTCAATCATGCTCATTTGCCAGCACTCCGCCAATCAGGGAAATCAAGTTCATCAACAACGCCGTCGCCATTGGCGTCATAACGCATATCGTTGCGGTACTTCTCCCAAGGCTCCATATCGTCATCATCATCGTCTTCAGGTGTGTCGATAAAGACAGTGGCCTGCGGGTCGTCATACGCTTTTGGCGCAACCATTTCAGGTGTAAGGGGTAGCGGGTCTGGTTCAGGCGCTACAGGGGCCACAGGCTCCGGCTCAGGATCATCGCGGTCTTCTGGCGGTGGCGGGACCAGTTCGCCCTTCATGCCCATCAGCGTGGCGTAGGAGCCAGCAACAGCGCCGACGACGGAGGTCATTACGTAGCTAAGGAGGCCGAAGACATCCTTGTTGTCGATGATCTCGTTCGATACGAATAGGCCGGCAATCATGGCGATGGTGATCGTGCAGATGACAAACGCCATCGTGCGCGCAGCCATAAGGAGCGCCTTGATGCGGGCATCCATTAGTTTATCTTCCATGTTCATTCCTTTCCGGCCAGCGGGTTCGCCAGCGTCTTTTGAATACGTGCAGTAGTTTCAGTCTCCAGTTCCTTGATCCGGCGCTGCTGTTCCTTATCCTGCTCGCGCAGCTGATCTATGATGGCTCGCTGCATTGCCATATTCTGTGCATCGCTGTTTCTAACGCTACTTGACACCGCGTCAACCGTCTGTCGCGTGCCGCTGACACTGCTAGAGATTGAACCAGTCATGTAGTTTAGAGCTTCGCTGTTAATCTTAGTCAGGCGCTCTACACTCGTGACGCGCTCGTCAAGCACAGAAATGCGACCTTCAATACCAGAAAGGTCTGGCGGCACATACGCAGCCGTAACTTCCTGCATGGTCAAGAACTGCTGATACACTTGGAAGCCAGCCCATAGACCACCAAGGATTGTTGAGAATGCAGCAAAGATGATAGCAATCTTGCCGCTGCTCAGACCACCAATGTTAAAGCTAAAGCCGCTCTCGTCGAAAGAGACCTTGGGTTCCTCATCTGTACTGCTCATCTACCATCTCCTGCCAACGGGCATCGTTCGTCTGCATCATGCGATACAATTCAAAGTTTGCGTCCTGCAGCACACGTCTGCGGTATATATCACGTATTGCGTAAAAGTCAGCCCTATCTTGCAAGGACGCCTGAGTGTACGCAGCGAAGCCCGGTACGGACCCCATCTCAGAAATAGTTTCGCTCTGACCTTCTGCCATTTCGCTTTCTGATTTTTCAGATGACGCGGTTGCTGTAACGGGCGCTGCGCTGCTTTGACCGCCGACATTGTTCAGTATCTCGAATGTGGTGGACATCGACATGGGACTGCTTGCCGAGACAGCAGCGTCCAGTGGTGATGATCCGACGCCAGAACCAATCCCGCTGCTAACCGAAGTGCTTGACCCGAAATCAACGCGCATTTGAAAACTGCCGAAACTTTGCGACGATTGCGACCCGCTTTCAAACGCCGATGCTTGGCTTACTTCCGCTGCTTCTTCAAAGAATGCGGATTGCATACCCTGTCCGCTTTCTTCCAGCGCCGTAGCAAGCTGATTGGATACTTCCTGCTCCAACGCGCCTGACGATGCGTCTTGGCCCCCTACGGCGTTCTCTGTGCCATCCAGCTCCAATGGCGCCAGTGCTTCCGTTTCGTCAGCGGTAGCATCCTCTGGGCCCTGCGCTGCCAGCGCCGCCAATTCGTCCGGCGACAGTCGCTCTGCATTGGAGCCGGTATCTTCTAAATCCCGCTCCGAAATCAATTCCTCAAGGGCGTCCTCACCGGCAGGCTCCTCGTCCGCGACAGGCTCGTCCGTTTCGGCTTCAACAGACGTGTCTGCTGTTTCCAATGCCTCTTGCGCGGTTTCAAGCACCTGTTCGATGTCAGCAATATCTTCAACCAGCACTTCTTGCTGCGTTTCTTCCATCGCCGCCTGCTCGACGGAAGCCACGGCAGCTTCGAGCGCACTCTCAGTTGGGTCAGGTGCGCCGACATCAATGGCTATTGATGCTGGTGGGCAGCTTGGGTGCATGGGCGTTGCGTTGCAGTCGATTGCCACGACATCCGGTTCCGGCGCAATCCACGACAGGATGCCAGACTGGTTCTGTAGGAACTGCGCGTTGCGACCGTAGAAAAGCGGTATGTTGTCATCCGCAGTTGGGCCGGTGATGCCTGCGGTAAAGTCACGCCGACCGGAGAAACCCAGACTGCCGAAGTTCAGTTGTATCTTGCCGTCAGCAAAGAGGCCGATCTCGAAGGTGCTGCTGTTGTTCGTGCCGTACTCGTTCACGCCGTACCAGCCGAAGAGGATCGAGCCATCATCGCGGCGATAATATGGATTACCGGTGTAGCTAATCAGGTCAGACCAATAGGCGTATATTGTGTTGCGCTGCGCCAGTTCTATGGGCTGGCCGTTGCAGCACAGATGCGCGCCACTCTGGAACGACACAAAGCCATTGGACGACACCCACGCATTGGTGAACGTCTGGCCCCAGTATTCAAACTCAAAGCCAAGAGATACGTTCCGCGTGCCGTCATCGCCCAGATTGAGAGGCGTCATTGTGGTGGGCGCGCCGTTTATTTGCGGGGGGATTAAGGCAGGCTCATAGGTCTGCGCACACAGAGGCGTCGCGCAAGTCAGCAGGAGAGCCGCCTGCAAGACGTATGTCTTAGTCCTCGACAGGGCGAAGCTCGACGTTCTCGGTCCACGCGGCGCGGGCTTCCTCGCCAATCAAACCCATGAAGGGGCAGGGCGTGCCAGCCATCTCCATCGCGCCGAATACGCGGGGGTCTTGGCACA